GCTCCGGCGCCTACAAGGACTTCCTGCCGGCCGCGATGGCGGCATCCCGCAACGGCAGCGCGCGGATGCTGGTCGGCGCCCCCGCCGGGAACACGGCGGCCCCCGGCCTGCCCGGCGTAGCGGCTGCAGGCCGCAGCCTCAACGCAGCCATCGGCGCCAACCGCGGCGCTGGCACCACCGCAGCGCTGGGCGATCTGATCGCCTCGCGCCAGTCTGAGCTCGGCAACATCACCAGCGAGCTCGACAGCCAGCGCAAGTCCACCTCTGACCAGCTGCGCGACTACCAGCAGATCCTGGATCTGCAGCGCTCCGGCATGAGCCCTGAGATCGCAAAGCAGCGCGTGGATGCTGAGAACGCCGCAGTGGCCGAGGCGGTCAAGCTGAACACGCTGCGCGACCAGCTGGTGCAGGATCGCGAGATCGCCGGTCTGACTGACAAGCAGAAAGCGACCATTGACGAGATGATCACCAGCATCGACGCGCGCAATGCCGCGCAGATGCAGACCATCAATGGATTGACCGCTGAGCAGCAGCAGCTCGAGCGCCTCAAGCTGGCCTACGAGGAGAAGAAGCAGCTGGTGCAAGGCATCGCCAACTCGATCGGCAACGGCATCGGCAGCGCGATCGACCTGCTGATCGACGGCACCGACAACTGGGGCGACAGCCTGCGCAGCATTGCGGCCGGCGTGCTGAAGGACATCGCACGGCAGATCGCGCAGACCATGGTGATCGCGCCGATCGTGAAGGGCATCACCTCGGCGTTCGGCTTCGCCGACGGCGGCATCATGACCAGCGACGGCCCGCTGCCCCTGCGCAAGTACGCCGGCGGCGGCATCGCCAACAGCCCGCAGCTGGCCATGTTCGGCGAGGGCTCGATGCCCGAGGCCTACGTGCCCCTGCCTGATGGCCGGCGGATCCCCGTGGCGATGAAGGGCGGCGGCGGTGGCACCAACGTGGTGGTGAACGTGGACGCTTCGGGCAGCCAGGTGCAGGGCGACGCAGGCCGCGGCGAGCAGCTGGGCCGTGCGATCTCGCAGGCGGTGCAGGCAGAATTGGTCAAGCAGAAGCGGCCTGGCGGCCTCCTGGCGGCGTAACCCATGGCGACCTTCACCTATACACCCTCGTTCGAGGCCACCGAGAGCAGCCAGCCTCGGGTGCGCACGTTCCAGGCCGGCGACGGCTATGAGCAGCGCATCCGCTTCGGCCTGAACACCAACCCGAAAGAGTGGGACCTAACCTTCAGCGAGCGCACCGATTCTGAGCGCGATCTGATCACCGGGTTCTTGGACGCCCGCGGCGGCGTGGAATCTTTCGACTGGACGCCACCCCGTGGCAGCGCCGGGAAGTACGTGTGCGAGAGCTGGCAGGTGACCTTGCGCTCCTGCAACTTCAACACGATCCGCGCCAAGTTCCGCCAGGTGTTTGAGCCGTAGCGATGGCAGTTCCCGTCTCAGATCTTCAGGCGATTGCGCCCAGCGCTGTCATCGAGCTGTTCGTGTTGGAGCTGAACACGCTGCAGCACGGCGTGAACGACACCTACCGCTTCCACGCCGGCGTCAACCTCAACGCCAACGGCGAAGTGGTCTGGGCTGGCAACAACTATCTGCGGTTTCCGGTTGAGGCTGATGGCTTCACCTATGAGGGCAAGGGCACGCTGCCGCGGCCGAAAATCCGCTGCAGTAACGTGTTGGGCACCATCACAGCGCTGCTGCTGAGCCTGCCTGACGGCCTCTCGGGCGCCAAGGTGACACGCATCCGCACGTTGGCCCGCTACCTCGACGAGGTGAACTTCCCCGGCAGCGTGAACCCCTACGGCACGCCGGACCCGACGGCCGAGTTCCCGCGTGAGATCTACTACGTGGACCGCAAGTCCACCGAGACGCGCGACGTGGTGGAGTTCGAGCTGGCGGCTTCCTTCGATCTCGCCGGCGTGCGGGCTCCAAAGCGCCAGTGCATCAGCAACATCTGCCAGTGGAAGTACCGCTCAGCCGAGTGCGGCTACGTGGGCACCAGCTACTTCAACGAGAACGATCAATCCGTGGCCACCCTTGCGGCTGACGTGTGCGGCAAGCGGCTGAGCAGCTGCAAGGCAAGATTCGGCGCCACTGCCGAGCTGCCGTTCGGAAGCTATCCAGGCATCGGGACTTATTTCACATGACCGACTGGCGCACAGCAGCACTCGAGCACGCCCAGGCCGAGGATCCCCGCGAGGCCTGCGGCCTGCTGGTGGTGGTCAAGGGCCGCGAGCGTTACTGGCCCTGCCGCAACCTGGCGGCCGGCGTTGAGCAGTTCATCCTTGACCCGATCGACTACGCCGCGGCCGAGGATGCCGGAGAAATCATGGCGGTGGTCCACAGCCACCCGCGCACTGCACCGCAGCCCAGCCAGGCCGATCTGGTGGCGATCGAGCGCACCGGCCTCCCCTGGTGGATCGTCAATCCGAAAACCGAGGCATGGAGTCCCGAGCTGCGTCCCATCGGCTACAAGGCGCCCCTGATCGGCCGCGAATGGGTGTGGGGGCTCACCGACTGCTGGACGCTGGCGCGGGACTGGTACGCCGAGCACAACCTGCGGCTGCCGGATTGGGAGCGCCCACTGACGCCGGAGCAGTTTGAGGCCGAGCCGCTGTTCGACCGGTCCTGGCGCGATGCCGGATTCCGCGAGCTCGACGAAGACGATGAGCTGCAACCGGGCGATGCGGTGCTGATGAGCATCAGCGGGCCGGGCCTTAACCATGTCGGCGTCTACATCGGTGACCAGCTGGTGCTCCATCACATCCGCGGCCGGCTCAGCAGCCGTGACCTCTACGGCGGCTGGCTGATGAAATGCACCGGGCGTAGGCTGCGCCATTACGATGCAGGGAGGCTAGGGCTGGCGTGATGTTGCGCACGATCCGCATCTACGGGCGCCTGGCCAAATTCCTGAAGCGCAGGAAGTTTGAGGCCGAGGTGAGCAGCGCGGCTGAGGCCGTGCGTTTCCTCTTGGCCAACTTCCCGCAGCTGGAGCAGCACATGGTCGACCAGCATTACCGGGTGAGCGTGGGCAGCTACGACTTGACTGAACAAGAGCTGGGCGATCCGAGCGGCGAGCAGGAGATCAAGATCGTTCCCGTCGTAACCGGCGCTGGCACGGTGGGGCGAATCATTGCGGGCGTTGCTCTCGTGGCGTTATCGCTGCTATTTGCCCCCGGCGCAGCATTGGCTGGCGGCTTGTTCACGCTCGGCCCCACTGCTGTCTCGATTGGCGTCGGAATTGGCGTGAGCCTGGTGCTCGGCGGCGTTGCACAGCTGCTCACGCCCGTGCCGCGAACAGTGCCGCCAGGCTCCACCAGCGACACGGTGAAAGATCCCCGCAAGAGCTACAGCTTCTCAGGCATCCAGAACACCAGCCGCCAGGGCCTGCCTGTGCCGATCGTCTACGGCGAGACCCTTGTGGGCTCGGTGGTGATCTCGGCCGGCATTGACACCGTGCAGGTGGCCGGATGAGCAGGATCGTCGGTGCTGGTGGTGGTGGCGGATGCTTTCTCGGGCACACGCTGATTCGCACGCCTGACGGGCAGCGTCCGATCGAGGCGCTGCAGCCTGGCGACCTGGTGCTCAGCTTCGACGATCGCGGCAAGCTGCATCACGCCAAGATCCTCAAGGTTCACGTCCACGAAGGCGAGCGGGTGAACCGCTATCGCCTCTGGGGCGGTGCCGTCTTGGATGCCACGGCCAACCACTGGGTGCTCAACCAGTTCAACGCGTTCGTGGAGATCGACACGCTCGGCCCCGACGACTGCCTGGTGGATGAAAACGGCCACCTGCGTCCGATCGTGGACCGCGCTGAGTTCTGCGTCGGCACCGTCTACAACCTTACCGTCGAGGGGCATCACACCTTCATCGCCGGTGGGATCCGCGTTCACAACGCCGGCCTTGGCCTCGGCATTGCCGGCGCAGGCGGTGTCGGCGGCGGCAAAGGCGGTGGTGGCGGCGAAACCTACACGCCTACCGAGGCTGGCGACAGCCTCAACTCGGCGCAATACGCGCAGGTGGTGGACCTGATCAGCGAAGGCGAGATCGAGGGTCTTAAGAATGGCCTGCAGTCGATCTTCCTGAACGACACCCCGCTGCAAAACGCAGACGGTAATCTCAACTTTCAAAACGTCACGGTCAACACGCGCAACGGCACGCAAGCGCAAACCGCCATCCCGATTTTGGCGGATGTAGAAAACGAGCTGCCGGTCGGCCTGCAGGTAAACGAAGGCACACCGATCACTCGGACGATCACTGACACCGACGTGGATGCGGCGCGAATTACCATCACCATTCCTCAGCTTCAAACTTTCACAGACAACGGCGACATTGAGGGGTCGCAGGTCGGCGTTCAGATCTTTGTTCAGTACAACGGCGGCGGGTTTACCAACGTTCTAGGCGACACGATTTCTGGCCGCACCGCCGACGCATATCAGCGCGACTATTTAATCAACCTGAGTGGCGCGTTTCCTGTAGACATTCGGGTTCAGCGCGACCGGCCGGACAGCATCAGCGCCAAGGTCATAAACGCCTTCAGCTGGACTAGCTACACCGAGATCACCTACGCCAAGCTGCGCTACCCAAACAGCGCGCTGGTCGGGCTGCGGGTGGACGCTGAGCAGTTTTCGAGCATTCCGAGCCGCACCTACCTAGTGCGCGGCATCAAGGTACGAATCCCGAACAACGCCACGGTGGACGCGGCCACCGGCCGGTTGATCTACGCCGGCATCTGGAACGGCACGTTCGGCGCTGCACAGTGGTGCTCGGACCCGGCTTGGATCCTGTGGGATCTGCTCACCTCAACCCGCTACGGCTTTGGCGATCACATCCAGGCCGCGCAGCTCGACAAGTGGGCGTTCTATGCCGCGAGCCAGTACGCCTCCGAGCTGGTGCCCAACGGCTTTGGCGGCACCGAGCCGCGCTTCTCCTGCAACGTCAACATCCAGACCGCCGAGGAGGCCTACAAGCTCATCAATGATCTGTGCTCCACCTTCCGGGCGATGCCCTACTGGAGCACCGGCGCGCTGACCATCAGCCAGGACAAGCCGGCCGACCCGGCCTATCTGTTCACGCTGGCCAACGTCTCCGATGACGGGTTCAGCTACCAGGGCGGCAGCCTCAAGACACGCCCGACCGTGGCAGTGGTCAGCTACCTCGACCTGAGCCTGCGCGACATTGCCTACGAGGTGGTCGAGGATCAGACCGCGATCGCCAAGTACGGCGTGGTGACCACCGAGGTGTCGGCCTTTGCCTGCACCTCCCGCGGGCAGGCTTCGCGCATCGGCGAATGGCTGCTCTACTCCGAGCAGAACGAATCCGAGGTGGTGACGTTCACCGCTTCGATCGACGCCGGCGTGCTGGTGCGCCCCGGCCAGGTGATCAACATCTCCGACCCGATGCGCGCCGGTGCCCGTCGTGGCGGCCGGATTGCAGCCGCAACCACCACCACGATCACGGTGGACAACGCCACCGACCTATCGCCATCAGGCGGCACGTTTTCGGTGATCCTGCCCGACGGCACGGTGCAGAGCCGCGGCGTTGCCAGCATCGCTGGCACCACGGTGACGCTCGCATCGGCGCTGCCTTCTGCTCCAAACGCGAACAGCATCTGGATCTACGAGACGCCGAACATTCAATCTTCGACCTGGCGGGTGCTCAGCGTGGCCGAGCAGGATCAGGCGCAGTACCAGATCACGGCGCTCGCCTACAACGCCTCGAAGTACGACTACATCGAGCGCGGCCGCCCGCTGGCGCAGCGCGACATCACCGACCTCAACGTCATCCCCGAAGCACCCATCAACCTGCAGGCCGTTGAGGCGCTCTACGAGAGCAACGGCCGGGTGCTGTCCAAGCTGGTCGTGAGCTGGCAGCCGGTGGTCGGCGTCAACCAGTACCGCTACCGCTGGCGGCTGCAGAACGGCAACTGGTCAACGTCCACGCAGCAGCGGCCTGATTTCGAGATCTTCGACACCACGCCAGGCCGCTACGAGATCGAGGTCTACAGCGTCAACGCCGGGCTGCGCTCGTCGGTGTTGCCGGCCAAGCTCACATTCAACGTCTTCGGCAAGACGGCCCCGCCGGCTGATGTGACCGGCGTCTCGCTGGTGCCGATCGACCAGGCCAGCGCGATCATCAGCTGGACGGCCTCAACCGAGCTCGACGTGAAGATCGGCGGCAAGGTGCTGATCCGCCACACGCCGCTCCTGGTCGGCGCCATCTGGGAAGACACCGTCGAGATCGTGCCGGCAGCGTCCGGCAACCAGACCCAGAAGCAGGTGCCGCTGCTCGAGGGCACCTACCTGCTCAAGTTCGAGGATGACGGTGGCCGGCGCTCGCCGAACGCGACGTTGATCGTCGCTGACCTGCCGACACCGCTGCCGCGCCTGCTGGTGCAGACCTACGCGGAAGATCAGGAGACGCCGCCGTTCTCGGGCAACGTCACCGACATGTTCTACAACGAGGAGCTGGACGGCCTCGTGATCAGCACCGGCCCGCTGGTCGATGACCTCGCCCCGCCAGGCGCCGGCAACGACAACCTGGCGCAGGAAGACGGCAATGGCCTGCTGCTTGAGGATGGCGACCAGATCCTCAACGAAGGCCAAGCCGGCAACTGGGACGGCCTGACCACGATCGACAGCCCGCTGCCGCCGGAACTTGGCGAGTACGAGTTCGGCTCGACGCTGGACATA